GTTATAAATCGTTATATCTGTATTGGTGCGCATCATCTAACACCTCTATACATTAACCCGGTATGTGCCAGATATTTAGCTACAATGCTCCTTTGCTTAGCCTTAATTGGATCCCGACTGTCTTTAGCTGTTACATACGTTATTGAGTGCGTTCCTACGGTTTCGCTTGCTACTTCTTTTCCGCCTGTAGCCTTTAGTTCTGCTAAATAGTCTATAAGCTCACATACCGCATACTTAACTTTAGTATCAGGTTCTTTGATTCTGTTAAAGGTGTAGTAATCTACTATGTTAGAGGCTGACACTACTAAACTAGCAAAAATATCCGCAGTCAATTTCCCGCCATAGGTATTCTGATAAAATTCATAATCTACATACATCACATCACCCCTTTAGGGCTTGAATAAGCTCATCCTTTTTCATATCCGAATATTCTTCTATACCTTTTTCTTTAGCTAGTCTTCTTAATTCTTTAACAGTTAGTGAGTTATAGTCTATTTTCTTTTTTTCAATAACCTTATAGCCTTTTCTTCTAAACCACTGTATAACCCATCTATCTTCAGTTTCTCCTATACCATTAACAAAGGGTATACCAGCAATAATGCCAGTATACCCTTTAACTGGTGTCTGTATCTTAGCCATATTATACCACCTTGATATTTCTCAAGACTCCTGCTGCTCTAGTTGCCTTAAGTACAACTGCAGCTATCATTTCAACTTCGCCTTTCTTCACGGCACCAGGTTGAGTAAAATCTGGTAGGTAAGTTCTTATTATTCTATTTCCTGTTACGGTTGCTCCATGAAATCCATCAAGCCCTAATCTTACTGCATATAAATCTGTTAATCCAGAAACAGTATTCTCTCCACCAGAAACAGTATCCTCTCCACCAGAAACTGTTTGTGCATCTACAACAGTATTCTCTCCAATAGTTCTTTCTCCTATTTTTACAGTTGGAATAGATTGATTATTTTCATCAACATAGTATCCTAAATCTATAAGTGGTATTCCATCAAAAGTATCTACTTTTCTGCCGAATGCATCCTCAGATGGAGTTAAATATCCTGCTCTTCTTGCTACTGCTCTAATCTTTGTCATTAGTTTGGAGTTGCCTAGTAAAAATGTTGGTTTGCCATCTAACTCAGATAAGAAGTCGTCTAGCATGTCCATAAATGCTTTGTAGTTTGTATCTAATGCGTTAGTATCAGATAAGTCTATATAACTATCTGTATTTAATTCTGTAGAAGAACCTACTAATGCCTTATCTAATCCATCAAATGCTTTGCTGTCTCCTGCAGAGTCCCCATTAATTACTGTATAGTGGAATAGGTTGCTTGCAGCTTTAATTTTCTCTTGTAATTGGAATTGAACTTCATCTACTGCTCCAGAAGTTTCTGCAATAACTCTATCAATGTCAAAAGATCCACCAAATATTTTTAATTTTGCAATATGGTCTTCTCTATCTGCTACTTGTGGAGTGTATTCTTCATTTATGTTTCTGAATTGTGCTCTTGCTGGAGTTTGAAGTCTAACATAACCATATGCTAAAGTACTTCCACCTGTTCCAGGGGAAACTGCATTGTCAAATATCATTCTGTCTAGCAATAAAGAATTTCTCCTAAACTCATCAATCACCTGTTGGTCTACCTTATCAGCCATACCAACTTTGGCTTGTTCTAATGTAATTGGCATAAATCATCTCTCCTTTTCATTAATTTTTATTTTTATTGTAGTGTTCAGTTAATGCACTTCTTAAATCTTCAACTTTTGGTGGATTTGAATCCCCTCCACCGGGTCTTATAAATTTTGGTAGTTCTTTTTTGTCGTCAGACTCAAATAAGAAGCTGTTTTCTTCTTTTATCTTTGCAAGTTGTTCATCTAAACCTAATATTTTCTCATCTGTTAGTTTTAAATTGTCTAAATCTAATAATGCTTTTACTGCTTTTACATTTCTTGCTTTAGCATCTGTTAGTGCCTTTTCAATTGCATAGTTAAACTTAATCTGCTCTATTTCTCTTTGTGCTTCTTCTTTGGCTTTCTCATATTTCTGTTTATAATCTTCAGCTGCAGCCTTAATGCTCTCAATGTCCATATCCTTAAATTTTTCAATTTGAGCATTAGCTTCTTCTAGTTGTTGCTTTACTTGTTTTAGTTCAGCTTCTTTTGTTTCTGCTAAAGCTTTGTATTTTTCAATGTCTTTCCCATTCTCTGCCATAATCTTATCAATTTGCTCATCAGTAAGCCCTAATTCCTTCAAAAACTCTCTTTTCATGTTTCAATCTCTCCTTTCCATCTACGCTTTTATACGAGGTTGCTTCTCGTGATGTGCCAGTATATCGCCCTGGCTTGCGTGATTTAAAGCATAAAAAATAGACCTGTTTAACGACTGTGGTCCAAAGTCAATTATTTATAAACATAAGTCCTTTCATATTTAGGTCTTAATCCAGCTGCTTTACTAAAGTTTCTATACAACTCTTGCTGCCTTCTTAGTTTAACTTTAGCAGCTTTTGCATCTTCATCTAATCCAGCAGATTCATAGGCTATTATCTCCCTCTTAGTCTCTCTCATCCTCCTTTCTATTTGTCTTTGTTTCTGATTAGCTTCATAGAAGGTGTAAATTTTTCCTTCAAACTCAAATGGTGGGGGATCAATATTTTCTAACTGCTCTTTTGTATAAGCTGGCTCTGATATTCCTTCAAAGTATGGATACCAATCATGCCTACAATTTACACCTTTGAAGCCATCAGGTTCACCATACCCTATATCACTAAGAGATAAATAGCCTTGTCTACCGCTAAGAGATACAATCTGTCCTTGCCATACTGCGTGGCTTGGTCTAGCTCCTGCGTGTGCTGTTATTTCCATTAAGTCCTGCCCCATCATCTTTGCATTGGCCAAAGACATATAACCAGTAATTTGTGATATTCCTGTCATGACTGTCATTCTTGTAGCTGATTCTATATGATATGCCCTGCCACTTTTGTAATTTATCACTTGTATTCCGCTGTCTCCTAACTTCTTTACTGCTTGTCTCAGTACTGTATTATGGTCAAAAGCACCGCTGCCTATTTGAAATACTGCATAATCTAAAGTATCTCTATAAAAGTTATCTAAAAGCTTAAATTTTCCATTATCCACAAATCCAGTTGTATTAGTAAAATTCTTTAATTGTCCTTTGGTCTGTTGAATAGTTGCCTCAATAAATCTTTTCATTTGCAGATTATCATCTAACGGAGGTAAATCTTTACCGCCTCTTTTATACAATTCTTGGTCATTTTCATATGAAAGATATGAAGCTTCCTTAAGTATATTTTCAAGCTTATCTGAAGCTATATCTATTCTTTTAGCTAATTCCTTTTTTATTTCTTCTATATCATATCCCATTCTGGTCAGCATTTCTATTTGATATTCAGCTGTAGCTGTAAGCTTCAAGTTTTTTGAGATTCTTCTTGCTATATCTGCTATTATGTCATCCTCTAATTGTTGCATGATTCTTATTACATTCTCGGGTAAATTCTTTAGATATTCAGGTGTTAACATCTAATCACCTACTCAATACCATCATCATCTAATTGAGGTTCATCTACTGACGGCATCATCATTCTAGCCTGCTCTTCAGAAACTCCATATCTTCTCATAAGATATATCTCTGGCTTGATTAATCCTGCTGATACTTCTTGTAGCATAATTGCTTGCTCTGTCTTACTGTCTACTACTAGACTATCATCAAATTCAAAACTTATATCATATTCGCCTGCTGGTGCTAACTCTCCCAATGTTACATAAACATCCATAGCATAAACTAGGTCTGTCAAAGCTATTTTTATAGCTTTTTGTATATCAACTACTGTGGAATAAGACCTTTGCTTTGATACTTTTATTTCTTCAGCTGTTTTTTCAACTAGCTGTACGTCTGATAATGTTCCATATGCTAGCCCACAAGCAAACTCTATCCTTTGCAGTATTTTATTAAGACCATTGAATAAGCTCTCATCTCTTATTGCTGGTGAAAACGGCTCAAAGAAATCTTCTGCATCAGTATCCAATTTTCTGTATAACCTTTCTTTACCCTTTGGTAGTGTATTGTCGTCTTTAAACAAGTCCATGCTTGCATTTATAGCCAATTCTGACCCTTCGTACTCCCAAAGTATCCTTGAATATTGTTTGTCAGCCTCCTCTATCAAGCCTACTGCCCTAGCATATACAGAAATTCCCAAAGGGCTTCTAGTGTCTATGGTGTTGGCCATAGGCATCTTTAAATAACCAAACAAAGGCTTTTCTACATTCTCAATAAATATCTCTGGCTCTAAATCTGCCCATTCTTCCACTTCTGTAAGTGGTACTTGATACCCTAGCAAATCATCTCCATTTTCATTTACATAGGCAGTATTAGAAATATAATATCCTTCCTTTAGCAAATCATGATATTCTAGCCTTGTATAGATTTTTCTTCCCTTTCTTATCCTTTCTATAAATATAACAGCTGTAATATTTCCAGCAGAATCATATTTAACAGGGATAAATTCATCTGCTAACACATAATCAACTGCTATATTTTCACCGTCAATATAAGGTTTAAAGATAAGTCCACCTAAAGCAGCTGCATACTCTGTTGTTATCCTTATATCATCAATTACTTTTTGATATTGTTCATTAAGGTATTGTGCTCTTTCACTATTACTACCTTCTTTAGCTGTAATTTCTGACTTCATCTCTATAGTTGCTAATCTTGCCAATTCACTTGCTATTGCTGAAGCTAGATTTAGCGATTTTGTATTTTCATCTAACCATGGGGCTTTATCTTTATACATCTGGCTCCAAAGTTCTATAGCTTCTGTCATTTCATCACTAACAGGTATTTCTATTTTCATTGCATCTTCAATGTTCTTCTTGGGAAAAATCTTTCTCACCACCTGTCTAATAGCATTTAACAGTTTTCTAAACACTTGATCACCTACCCTGCTCTCATGAATCTTCGTACATCTCGTTCAATACTATATTCAAGTGCATCCAGTGTATCTATATCACTTGTACCATCATCAAGTCTAACATCTTCATTCTTTGACTCATCCCATACAGCCTCTGTAAGAGCATCTCTAACTGTGTACGCATCTTTGGTATAAAAAAATCTGCCTTGTGAAATCAAAGCAGAAACTAATCTAATCCTATCTACTATTTCAATTTTCTTTGCATCTCGTATTATTACATTTAATTCTTCTTTTCTTACGGCAGTTTTGAATCCTCGAATTAAAACTTGTTCTGCTGAATCAGGATATATATAGTCCACTCTTCCATACATTGCTATTACCCTTTTTAAAA